TGCAGAAGGTGCTGGAAAAACATGTACGCGCCCACCTCATTGAGCTCGCCGAGGTCCGGCCCGACTTCCGGTGATGAGGACCGGTTTCGCGACAGCGAAACGCAAGGGTCCAGTGGACCCTTGCGAGGGACGAATGCCCGGAGCGCAAGCGCAGGGCCGGAAGATGGCCTGACGGACTTCGACGGCGCGGGCGAGATCCTGCGCGCATGGGGCAGCGGGTTGCGGCCCGACCCGGACCTGACGGTATCGGAATGGGCGGACCGGCACCGGATGCTTTCGGGCCGGGCCTCGGCCGAGCCGGGGCGATACCGCACTGTGCGCACACCCTACATGCGCGAGATCATGGACCGGCTGTCGCTCGGCGATCCCATGCAGCCCCATGCAGCGGATCGTGTTCATGAAGGCCGCACAGGTCAGCGCGACCGAGGCAGGCAACAACTGGATCGGCTTCGCGATCCACCAGGCTCCGGGGCCGATGCTCGCGGTCCAGCCGACGGTGGAACTGGCCAAGCGCAACTCGCGCCAGCGGATCGACCCGCTGATCGACGAGAGCCCGGAGCTGCGCGAGCGGGTGAAGCCCGCGCGCTCGCGCGACGCGGGCAACACGATGCTGTCGAAGGAGTTCGCGGGCGGCATCCTGATCATGACGGGCGCCAACTCGGCGGTCGGGCTGCGCTCCACCCCGGCGCGGTACATCTTCCTCGACGAGGTCGATGCCTATCCGGCGTCCGCAGACGAGGAAGGCGATCCGGTCACGCTGGCGGAAGCGCGGTCGCTGACCTTCGCCCACCGGCGCAAGGTGCTGCTGGTCTCGACGCCCACCATCCGGGGTCTGAGCCGGATCGAGCGGGAATACGAAGCGAGCGACCAGCGGCGGTTCTTCGTGCCGTGCCCGCACTGTGGCCATGCGCAATGGCTGAAGTTCGACCGGCTGCGCTGGCAGAAGGGCCGCCCGGAGACGGCGGAATATCACTGCGAGGGCTGCGACGCGGCAATCGCGGAACACCACAAGACGGCGATGCTGGATCGAGGTGCGCTTTGCCGACAGCACGCTGGTCAGCCAGGCGATCAACGGCGATCCCGCCGAGATCAGTTTCGCCTATGTCCTGCCCTCCGGCGAGGCCTTCACCTTCACCGTCCATGCCGTCTATCTGCCGCGCCCCCGCATCGAGATTTCCGGACCGCAGGGCGTGCAGGCCACCTTCGACTGGCAGGCGGCGCGCGACAACGTGGTGGGCCGAATGTGCACCGCAACCCTGATCAACGATCTGGAGGCCTATTGATGATCCGCCTGAACCTGACCGCCGGCCCCGAATGGCTGGACCTCGCCCCCGGCCTGCGCCTGCAGGTCGCCCCTCTGACCACCGCCGTGATGGTCTCGGCCCGCGCCGATGCTGCCGTCGAGGCCCTGCCCCAGGATGCCAGTCAGGAAGACCTGGCGCTCGCCATGGCCAAGGCCATCGCCCGCCGCGCCGTGCTGGATTGGGAGGGCGTGGGCGATGACGAAGGCAATCCAGTGCTGGTCACGCCCGAGGGCATTGATGCCCTGCTGGAAATCTGGCCGGTCTTTGAGGCGTTCCAGACCTCTTATGTCGCGCGGGGTCTCATTCTGGACGCGGAAAAAAACGCCTCCGCGCCCTCGCCGACTGGTCCTTCGGCGGGGGCGACCGATACTGCGCAGCCTGTTCCGGCCCCTGCCCCGACTGCCCCGCAAGACTGAGCCGACCCAAGACGAAGGAAGGCTGGCAGGTCTGGGATCTGGTCGGCCGCCTTGGCGGGCAGTTGCGCGTGATCCCCGGCGCGGTCTTGGGCTGGGACATGGGCGCGGCCCTCGCGATGGCGCAGGCGCTGGGCATCGCCCCCCTGATCGCCGCCGAACTGCTGCCCGAGATCGAGGCGGTGATGGTGCGCAAACTCAACGAAGAGATGGAAGGAAGCCGCGATGGCTGAGAAACGCGTGTCCGTCCGCCTCGTGGCGGAAGGCGGCCGCCAGGTGCGTGCAGAGCTCGAGGGCGTGGGCGCGGCTGGCGCGCGCGGCTTTGGCCGTCTCAGCCGCGAGATGGATCTGGCCAATGCCCGCGTTGCCGCCTTTGCCCGCCGCGCCACGCTGGCCGCCGCCGCCGTCACGGCCGCGCTCGCCGCCGCCGGGGCCGCGATGATCCGCTCGGGGCTGCAGACGGTGGACGCGCAGGCCAAGCTGGCGGCCTCGCTCGACACGACAGTGGCGAGCATTCAGGTGCTGGAACGCGCGGGCGATCTGGCGGGCGTGTCGATGGGTCAAATCGAACAGGCCACGGTGCAGCTGACGCGGCGGCTGAGCCAGGCGGCTTCCGGGACCGGCCCCGCAGTGGACGCCCTGCGCCGCCTGCGGCTCTCGGCCGAGGATCTGCAAAGCATGCCTCTTGATGAGCGCATCGCCACCATTCAGGAGGCGCTGGGCCAGTTTGTCCCAGAGGCCGAGCGCGCCGCTGTCGCATCGCAGCTTTTCGGCGACCGTGCGGCACTGGTGTTTACACGGATCGACACGGCAACGCTGCGCCAGGCCAGCGACGATGTGCGCGATTTCGGCGTTGTCGTCTCGGAGCAGGATGCATCCCAGATCGAGCGTACCAATGACGCGATCTCGCGGCTGGGGCTGATCTGGCGGGGGCTCTCGAACCAGCTTGCGGTGGCCGCCGCCCCGGCGCTGGAGGCGGTGGCGGATGCCATGGCGGCCATGGCGCGCACCACCGGGCCGATAGGCAAGGCCATTCAGGGCCTGTTCGCGAACATCGGTCGGCTGACCACCTATGCCACCACCTTCGCGGCGTTTCTGGCCGGGCGCTGGGTGGCGGGGCTGGCTGCGGCCGCGCTGTCCGTGCGCGGCCTTGCCACCGCGCTCGTCGTGGTGCGTGGTGCGCTCATCCGTACCGGGATCGGGGCCCTCATCGTCGGCGCGGGCGAGTTGGCCTACCAGTTCACCCGCCTCGTCTCTGGCGCGGGCAGTTTCGGAAAAGCCATGAGCTTGCTGAAGGACGTGGCGGTGGAGGTCTGGGACCGCGTTTCGCTGAGCGCAAGCGCCTCATGGGCGCGCGTGGAATCTTCATGGGCCTCGGCGCAGGCGGTGATCTACGACGGCCTGCAGGGTGCGACGGACGCGGTGGTTGGATGGGGCAACAGCGCGATCAGTGCATTCCAGGGAAGCTACGACGCGATCAAGGTGATCTGGAGCAAGCTGCCCGGTGCTATCGGCGACTTCGCCTTTCAGGCGGCGAACGGGCTGATCTCGGGCGTCGAGAACATGCTGAATGGCGTCGTCACGCGCATCAACAACTTCATCAACAGCTTGAACGCCGCGCTGGACCTGCTGCCGGACTGGGCGGTGGGCGAAGGCGGTGTGCGGATCGGCACGCTGGACCAGGTGACGCTGGGCAAGATCGACAATCCATACAAGGGCGCTGCCTCGGAGGCCGGAGCCGCAGCGGGTGAGGCTTTCCGTGCCGCCATGGACCGAACCTATGTCGAACCGCAAAACCTCTTTGGCGGAATGGCTGACGATGCGCGCGGGCGGGCGGCCGGATATTCCGAGGCGGCTGGCATTCTGGCCGACGCCGCCTCGCGCCCCATGACGGCGTGGCAGGCGCTGCGGGATGCCATCTCCGGTGCCGACGATGAAGGCGCCGACGCGCTCGACAGCGCGACACGGTCTTCGAAACGACTGAACGACGAGCTCGACAAGAACGACGACAAGGCAGGCCGCGCAGGCGGCGCGGCGCGCCAGGCAGGCAAGGACGCGGCGGATGGTGCCCAGACCGCCGCAACCGGCTGGCGCGCGGTCTCGGCCTCCCTTTCCGAATACGCATCCCGCGCGCGGGAAATCGGCGGCGATGTCGGCCAGGCGTTGACCGGGGCCTTCCAGTCTGCCGAGGAGGCGATGTCGAACTTCGTCAAGACCGGCAAGCTGAAATTCAACGATCTCGTCACCTCGTTGCTGGCGGACCTGGCAAAACTGGCGATGCGGAAATCCCTGTTCGGGCCGCTGGCGAACCTGCTGTCGCAGGCGATTGGCAGTGGTCCTGGCGGTACCTTCGGAAACGTCTTCGCGGGTGGTGCCGGAGATTCTGAGTGTCCTGTCGTCGTTCCTTGACCTGCGGCATGGCGTTCTTGCGTTTCTGGCCGAG